ATGTCCGCATTGTCGAGGGCGCTTGAGGGCGATCCTAGGGACGTGGAAGGCGACGACCTGCTCGTCCACTTCGCCGCGAAGGACTGGAAACCGGAGACACGCAAGGGCGCGAAGAACGCCTGCGTCAGCTATTTCCGATGGCTCAAAGCGTCCGGCCGCAGCGAGGCCGATCCGAGCGAGTTCCTGCCCACCGTCAAGCGTCCCGAGCCGCATCCCCGCCCATGCCCGGACGTGGTGATACTCGCCGCGCTGCGCAAGGCCACGGACGGCGAACGGCTCATGCTGCGCCTCGGCGCGGAATGCGGTTTGAGGCGCTTCGAGATCGCGAAGGTGCACAGCCGCGATGTGATGCGCGACCTCGTGGGCTGGAGCCTCGTGGTCGTGGGCAAGGGCGACAAGCAGCGCATCGTGCCGATCGGCGACGACCTCGCCCTGCTGATCCGATCCGCCAACGGCTATCTGTTCCCCGGCCGGTGGAGCGGCCACGTCGAATCATCCTACGTCGGCCGACACCTGAGCGACCTCTTGGGCGACGGATGGACGGCACACAGCCTGCGCCACAGGTACGCGACCACGACCTACGCCGCCACACGAGACCTGCTGCTCGTCTCCAAGCTACTAGGCCACGCATCCGTCGAGACCACGCAACGGTACATCGCCATGCCCGACGACCGCCTGCGCGCCGCCGTGGAAGCCACGCGCCTCACCGCATGATGTTGTATTGATGTCATATTGATGTATAATAGATGTTATTAGGAGGTTTGATGGAGTTTGAATACGATCCGGCGAAGAGCGCGAAGAACCTCGCCAAACACGGAATCGACTTCGAGGCGGCCCAGCGCATGTGGGACAACTCGAAGACGGTGACGCTGACCGCTCCAAATCCCGGCAACGACGATGTGCGTTACATCGTGCTCGGCATGATCGACGGCAAGCACTGGACGGCGATCACGACCAAGCGCGGCAAGCGCATACGCATCATATCCGTGCGCCGATCACGCAAGAACGAGGAGGCATACTATGACAGCCAAGAATAAGATTGACGCCAAGTCGATCACCAGCGACCAGCTTGAGGAGATGTTCGACAACGGCGACGACATCCTCGACTACGTGGACCTCGACAATCCCGTGGTCGAGCATCATCCCCCACTGGAGAAGCGGATCACGCTGACGATGCCCGCGTGGATGGTCAGCGAACTGGACGAGGAAGCCGCCGACTTGGCGATCAGCCGCAACGCCGTCGTCAACACATGGATCGCCGACCGGCTGCGCACCATGCGTCGCCGCGAAGTCGTCCACGCCTGACCCCATATACGACGAAAAGCCCCCGAACCATGCCGCATGCGTTTGCGGTGGGTTCGGGGGCTTCTTGGTTATTCGGTCTTGGATGCCTTGGCCTTGAGGGCGCTTGCGCCGATGATGACGCCGATGGTCAGCGCAATGGCGCTGATGGTGGTCGCGGCCGGATCGGCCCACGTCCATCCCCATACGGGGCCGAGCGCCTGCACGAGCGTGGCCATGGCGGGCAGCACGATCAGCGCCACCCACTTGAGCACGTCATACACGCGGTCGGGCAGCAGCCAATCAGGCATACCGGCCGTCGGCTTCACTTCCGTGGTGCCGGTCCGGGCTTCGATGTTCTCGTCGGTCATATCATTCTCGATTCTCTTAGACGGAACCTAGGAACCTCGCCACGGCTGGGGTTCGAGGTTCCTAGGTGGGGTTCGGGTTCCCACTAGCTTCCCGAGCTGGCGCTAGTAGCGCAGCACCTCGCCGGGGTAGATCACGTTCGGATTACCGGAACGGTAGCCGGAGAGCTGCGTGTAGCTGATGCCGAGCCGTGCCGCGATGCCGCTGAGGGTGTCACCGCTGCGGACGGTCACGGTGCGGGTCGCCGGTGGGGCGTTGCCGGCGGTGGCGGTGCTTCCGCCGCCGTTGTAGGTGACGACCTGACCGGGGTAGATCAGGTTAAGGTTGCCGCTGGGCACGCTCCACTTGGACAGCGGCCACAGGCCTGTGCGTGTGGCGATCGCGCTCATGGTGTCGCCCGCGCGGACGGTCACACGGGTCGCGTTGGAGGTGGTCTGCTGCGTCTGCGTGGTAGCGCCGGCGTTGAGGCGCTGGTTGACGATCGCCATGACCTTGTCGTAGTTAGCGCCGAGCGCGTCGCGTCGCTGCTGGCCGTTGCCGTAGTCGCCACGGATCGTGGCGGTGGCGAGGGCCTGTAGATCGACGGTCTGGGTCAGCGGCGTCTCGACCTGCGGCGGGGTCGTGGTCTGCGCCTTGCCGGCCGGGTTGGCGTAGGCCTGCCACTGGGATGCGTCGCCACGGAAGTAGTTCAGGTCGAGCGGGCCGTTATAGCCGCTGACCCAACCATTCGAGGTGTACTGGCGCATGGCCTCGCCGTAGATCGAATAGTTCCACGGTCGGCTCTGGTAGCCGGTCGGCGCGTTGCTGGCGTACTGAGCGACCCAAAGGCCGCAGTTGGCGCGCACGTCGCTGGGTATCTGATTGAGTGCGGACGCCTGCACGTACACCATCGGCCACACGCCGGTGAGCGTGTGCACGCGCTGCACGAACCGGCGCACCCAATCGCCGTTGCCCCACTGGGCGTTCTGGTAGGACTCCCAGTCGAGCACGAGCACGGCCTTGCCGATGTAGTCCCTAGCCCGGCCGACGAAGAAGTCGGCCTCGCTGCTGGCGTCGTTGCCGCCGGCGTAATGGTACAGGCCGAGGCTCTTGCCCCGGTCGGTCACGCACTTGGCCTGAGTGCGCCAGCTACCGTTCTCGAAGCCGACACCCTGACTGACTTTGACGACGGCGAAGTCGTAGCTGGCGGTGCAGGTGACGTTCGCGGCCTGCCAGCCGGACACGTCGATGCCGACCATGTCGGCCATGGCGATCGCCGGCGCGGTCGCGAGCAGCATGGCGATGATTGCCGCGATGATTGCCGTGATCGGCTTGCTTTTGTTCTTGAACTTGCCCAAATTCTTATCCTTCCTACGTGGTGGGCGGGCATATGAAACAGCCCCCGCCGGGGATGTCCGGCGAGGGCTAAACCTTCTTGGGGGCGATCGGCGCGTCCTGTATGTCCTGATTGACTTGGGTGCCGTGCCCGTTGCCTCCGAGGCTGTGATAGCTGTCGTAGACGAGCTGTGCGGTCTGCTTGGCGGTGTTGTCGGCGATGCCGTCGTTGGCGACCATTTCGCGCTGCATCTGTTCGAGCTTGCACAGCAGGAGCACACGCACGCCGGTCTGCATGGCGTCGGATTTGCGCCGGTAGCCGCGCCACCAGCCGAACATGTACCCGCCCATGGCGGTGATGATGCCCGTGGTGGCCCATATGACGAGCTGCTGGGCTATGGGGTTCATTCGGCCCCCTCTTCGCCCAAGGCGTCGATGTACGCTTTGACGGCTTCGCGACCGTTTTCGGGCACGTCGTCGAGGGTCTTGCGGCCGGCGATGACGAGGCGTGCGTATACGCGGATCATGACCTTGCTCATGCTTCACCTCCCGCGAGGAGCTGGTAGATTTCGGCCAACGCCTCGTCCTGATCGAGGCTCGACGCCTCCAGTTCGGCGAGGCGCTGACTGTCGGTCTTGGACGCCTGCAAGCAGTCGAGCCAAATGCTGTCGGCCTGCTCGATGGCCTCTTGTTCGGTCAGATCACGGATCGTGTAGGCCTCGTCTGCTGTGTATTCCGTCCATGCGGTTTCGCCGTCGTCGTGGACGATGGTGGTGATGTTGCGTCGTATGCGGATGTCGGCGAGGCCGTCGCCGCGCGGGTAGTAGCTGACCTCTTCGAGGGGGTCGGTGCTGGATACCGTTTGGAGCATGGTGGTGCCTTCCTGTGTGTGGTGGGTTGCGTCGCGCTGAGGTATCGGGTCGCGCGGCGCATGGTCAAATCGATGCGGTGCCTGCGTCGGTATTGGATGCTGTCGCTGTTGCGCAGGTACCCGTAGTAGGAGCAGCAGCGGCGTGCGAGTTGTTCGGTCATGGGTCGTCGTCCGGCGCGGTTGAAGGTTCTGCGGGCGCGGAGGAATACGCCGCTGCGGATGTTGACGCGCCCGTGGGGTCGGAACGTGTACCCGACCATGTCGATGGGTTCGAGGTCGAGGCGTTTGCAGTTCCATTCCGGGTGTACGTCGAGTTTGAGCGTGTCTTTGAGGTAGCGGACGATGCGGCGGGCGGCGATCTTGAGGTCGCGTTTCGAGGTGCCGATGAGCAGCAGGTCGTCCATGTACCACAGTTGGTGCGTGATGAGCCTGCGGGTGGTGATTTCGCCGGTTCGTCGTCGGGTGCGTTCGATGGTCATGGCCGGCGATTCGATCCAGTGGTAGGCGTAGCTGAGGTAGTAGTTGGCGAGCCATTGGCTTAGGTAGCTGCCGATGTTGAGCCCGTTGTCGCCTTGGTATCGGTCGATGAGGTGGTACACGAGGCGCAGCAGGATCGGGTCGCCGACGTCTCTGGCGAGCAGCCTTTTGAGGGTCGGCCGGTCGATGCTCGGATAGTATTTGCGCACGTCCAGCTTCACGAACCATTTCGAACTTCGTTCGCGTGTCCAGCGTTTGATTGCCCTGCGCGCGTCGATGGTGCCGCGATTGGGGATGCTGGCGGTCTGCCATCGTCCCACCTTCGTGTCGAAGAGCGGTTGGAGCGCCATGACGGCCACATGGTCGTAGATTTGGTGTCTGACCGATTCGCGGCCGATGACGCGGTGCTTGTTACTGATCGGTTCGATGCGGTTGAAGTACGTGATCCTCGTGTCTCGGAAGCGGCCTTCGCGGATTTCGTCGGCGATCCGCATGGCGAGCCGATCGAGGTCTGGGTTGGCGGCGAGGAAGCGGGTGACGTCGCGCCGGGATTGTTTGCCTTTGAGGTAGTGGCTGATCGCGGTGCGGACGAACGCGGGGGTGGCGCAATGGGTGTTCTTGCAGTGGGTTTTCAGAGCGTTTCCTATCTGGACTATGCCGGCGTTCCCCGTTGCTGGAGGGGTTCGGGTACCGGCCGGGTGCTCGGTTGGATTTTCGGCTGGGCCGTGGCTTGCCCTCTCACTGGCTGGCGTGGAGGGTAGTTGTGGCGTAATGATCGTGTTGACAGGATTGACCGGATATGCGGCCCCCGATGTTCCACCTGCGATTCGCGAGGTCGTTCGTGAGGTTCACGCAGAAAGCGCCGCAGGTAGCCCCGTTCCTGAGGTTGCCGAAGCGCCGCACCCACGCACACGAACCGGGAGCGTGCCGCCACAAATCCCTAAATTTGCTTGCGAAACGTAGGAGGGGGCTTTCGCCCCCTCGCTGCGCTTCACCCCCATCGCACTGCGGCTACGCCTTCGTGCGACCGAGCGCAGACAGGCGGCCCCCGATGTCCCACCAGCGATTCGCGAGGTCGGTCGGGAGGTACACGCAGAAAGCGCCGCAGGGAGCCCCGCTCCAGAGGTTGCCGAAGCGCCGCACCTGTCGGAGGCCTTGGGAGCTGAGCGGGTTGGAGTAGACGGCGTCGGTGAGGCCGGTGGTGCTGGTCGCGGCCGTGCCCGTGGGGATGAGGACGCCGTTGGCTAGGGTGAAGTCCTCGGCATATTTCCACTGGTCGTTCGTGGCCTTGGTGACGGCCGGGAATTCACCGATCTTAGTGTAGTTGTCCGTCGCGGTCTTCGAGGCCTTGGTGATGTCGAACACGCGGTAGAGTTCGACGCGGCCGGCTTCGTCGCTGTCCTTGACGGCTTTGGCGATGAGGTCGGCGATGGATTCGTAGACGCCATTGAAGAGTTCGATGCCTTGGAGGCGGATCGGCTGGCGGGTCGCGTTGGCGGTGAGCGGTCGGCCGTCGATGCCGAGGATTTTGTCGGTGCTGCCGGTGAGCCACGGCATGACGCTGACGAAGCAGCTTGTGGTGGTGTCGAAGGCGTCGCCGCTGAGGTTGAGCGCGGTGTTGCTGGCGTCGATGCTGGTTTTGGACAGCACGACTCGGCTGCGGGCGACGCTGTAGTTGGCGGCGTTGCCGCGTTCCTTGTCGGTGCCGATGTTGACGGTGGTGCCGATGCCGATGCCGTTGGCGGTGGTGGCGGCGATGATGACGCGCTTGACGCCGGTTTCGGCGGTGGTGACTGCGGCCTGCGTGCTGTAGTTCCAGCAGCCGCCGAGCACGTCGCTGTTTTTGGCGGCGTATTTGAGCATGAGCATGAGCTGTATGTACAGGTCGTCTCCGGTGCAGCGGCCGGCGTAGCCCTTGCCCTTCTTGAGCGCGTAGTCGATCGCCCTGTTTTGGGAGCCGAATTCGCGGTCGATCTCCACGCCGCTGATGGACAGCGGCCGTTGGCTGGCGTCGAGCGATGCGGCGTATTTGGCGTAGAGCATGCAGGCGCGTTTCGATCCGTCTGGCAGCAGCACGCCCGGCATGGGCGTGTATCCGTCGTACTGGGTGTCGCTGTAGAGGAATTCGTTGTGGGTCGTGGTGCTTTCGAGCTTGTAGTAGCCGGGGCATGTCATGACGTACACGTCGCCGTTGGTGCCGTCGCGTTTGAAGCGGTTGTCGAGGCCGTCGATGGCGGTGACGTGGGGCACGCCGTCGTCGTCCACGGTGGCGTTCACGTCCCACACGCGGAAGGCGGGCAGCGCGGCGTAGTCGTCGCGGCCGGCCTTGTCGTTGGTGCTGATCTCGATGGTCAGGTTGGCGTTGTCACGGGTCTTCACGCCGACCGTGGTGTTGCTGTACGTGTATTTGGGGAATTTCACGCCGTACACCTTGCCGTCCGTGTGGGCGGCCATGTAGGCGGCGACGTTCCCGTATTCGCCCTTGGCGCTGTCGTATTCGAACTTCGCGCCGCCTGTGGCGTTGGCGTGGACTTTGGCGATGAGCTTGGCGGTGTCCTCCAAGGTCATGACCTTCTGCGTGTTCGCCATGATGGTTCCTTCCTACTGGTTGATGATGGAGAGCGCCCAATCGATGTCGTCTTGGGTGAGGGGCTGGATCGCGTCGCCGCCCAATGCGGGTTCGATCACGGTCTCGTACTGTTCGTCGATTTCGGCCTGCGTGGCGAAGACCACGCCCGCGCTGGCGCTGGCGGCGATCTTTTCCTTGCAGTCGTCGGAGAGCTGCGAGTATTCGATGGTCGAGGTGCGGGCGGCTTCGGCGGCGTCGCGTGCGTCGCCGGCGGCGCTGGTTGCCTTGGTTGCGGCGTCGTTGGCCTTGCCGGCCGCCGTGTTCGCGGCCGTGGCTGCCGTGTTGGCCGCCGTGGCCTTGTCGTTGGCGTTGGATGCGGCGGTGGTGGCCGAGCTTGCCGCGCTGGTGGCCTTGGATGCGGCCGTGTTCGCGGCGCTGGTTGCCGTGTTGGCGTTCGTGGTGGCGGTGTTGGCCTTGCCCGTGGCGGTGTTCGCGGCCGTGGCCGCCGTGTTGGCCGCCGTCGCGGCCGTGTTGGCCTTGCCGGCTGCGGTGTTGGCGCTGCTGGTGGCCTTGTCGGCGTCGAGGATGAGCTGTTCGATCCGGCCGAGCTTGTCGTCGATGTCCGGCGAGGTGGCGTCGAACACGGCGCGTTCCACGAGCCCGTAGAAGTTGCGCGAGCACACCTTGTTGCCGCCGCTGCTGATCTCGATGCCCAACAGGATGCGGCCGGGCTTGACGAGCGCCTTGCGGGGCACCGCCGCGCGGAACGTGGCCGTCGCCGCGCCGCTGACCGCGCTCATGGTCACGCGGTCGCCGAGGTCGCTGCCGGGACTGGTGTTGTAGGCGAGCGCGCAGGTGATTCCGGTGGTTGTGGTGATGGGGGTGCCGTTGTCGGTGAGTTCGACGGTGATGGTGCGGCCGTTGATGTCGCCGGCGTTGAGGCGTATGTCTGCGATGTAGCCGTTGGCTAGGTCGAGTTGGATGGGTTCGCCTGTGGCTTCGCGGAAGCTGTCAAGCGTTGCCATTGCCGTCGTCCTTGTTTTCGAGCTGGCTGCGGAGTTCGGCTATCTGCGCGTCCTTGATGTCGCACATGGCGGCGAGTGTGGCGATCTGCCGGTTCGCGTCGGCGAGTTGTTCGGAAAGCTTCTGCGATACGAGTCGGTCGAAGCTGACGTACTGCTGGTCATCGTTCATTTTTCTACTACCTTTCATCTGGTTATTGGTTGCGGCATGAGGCTTGCGTAGAAGCTTTCCTCGGCGTTGTCGATGGCGTTGGCGACTCTCTTGTCCGAGAGCAGGTCGGAAAGCGCCTGTGCGTCAACGCAGGACGTGTCTATGCCGGTTTCCGTGTCTGAGTCTTCGAGGGCGTATGTCGATACCGATTGCGCCTGTTGCGGGATGGTTGGTAGGTGCATGCCTTTTCTGGTGTCGTTGCGGGCTACAGTCAGCGGATCGTTCTGGACGGTTCCGTCATCGGCGAGCATTGACATGTCCGCCGCACTGTCGTTCAGCGCCGCTTCGAGTGCTTCGTAGGCTTCCGTCCAGACTCCCCGGCCGGTCGCTGGATCGTATCGTGTCGTGTCTTTGACGCCTTGCATTATCGCGGCTACGGCTTCGGTTGTGGATCCGAGTCCGAGCAGCGCCGTCCAGGAGGCGATGGTTTCCGGCGAGAATACAAATTGCTGGTATCCGTTGATGGGTTCATCGCAGTTGACGATGATGTTCCCATCGCTCATTGTCATGGTTTGTCTCATGTTCGGTTTTCCTTATTTGACGAGCCATCCGAGGGTTTCGCAATACATGTCGACGGAACATGGGTTTCGGTCGGCGTTGTACAGTTGGATGTCCCATCCGGATTGGCCTCCGGTGTTTTTGACGTGCATGATGATGCCGCCCCATTCGCCGTCGGCGTTTGCGACGGCGTAGTATCTTCCGTATTTGGCTGGGGACCCTGTGGAGAAGTGCACGGAGACGCTTGCGCCGACCGATATTGATCCGCCATTCGGTTTCCATGCCTTCCATGCCGCGGATCCCACGAACGTGTGACGGTTCGTGTATCCTCCGAGAAAACCACCCATGTAGAGGTATCCCGTGTTGATGTCAGCCTTTACACCGACGACGCCGTTCGGATCCCATGATGCGATCTCCGCGTATGTGTCCAAAGCGTCGGTCGCAGGAGAGGCGAGGGACACCAGTCTCGCGCCGGAGCTTTTCGCGTCACTGGACGCCACGCTGTAGTCGCGCAAGGCGAGCGCTTGGAATATAGCCTCTTTCTTGTTGTTGTTGTTGTTTTTCGTGCTGCCAACTCGCACGAAGGCGCCCGGATCGGTGTCCGCCCGACTGCCGCCGTTGAACGTCAGCGTCGAGATCTCGCCCAGTTCGGAATTCGTGGACTCGGCAGCGATGTATGGATGCTGCGCCGCCGTGGTTGCGTGGATGAACGAGATGCCGGCGCCGGTGATGTCGGCGGTTCCGCCGACTGGTGTCTGCTTGAAGCTCGGGCTCATCAACAGTCGTGAGCCGGACGTGCCAGTCTGGAAGGTGCCGGTGAGCGTGTTGTGGCTGCCGTTGCCGTCGAGATGAATCGTTTCGACTCCGTTCGCGTCGCTCATGCTGAAGATTCCGGAGTCGAGGTTCCAGTAGCTTCTCGCTCCGCTGATGATGCCGGACCGCAGGTATGTGGCATTGACGTACAGCAGGTTGTTGCTCATGTAGAGGCCTTGGAGTTTGCCTCCGTCGGTGAGCTTGTTGAAGATGTACTGCTGTGTGAGCGACTTTTCGAACGTGTTCACATGGCTCGTGGCCGTGTTGTCGGCATACGATTTGGCGGCTTCGAGCGTGCTGGTGTCGCCGTCGGCTGCCGCCTTCTTGGCGGCTTCGAGGGCCGCGTTCGCCTTGTTCGTCGCGTCCGTCGAGGCGGCTTTCTTGGCGTTGGCTTCCGCGCTGTTCGCCTTCTTGGTAGCATCGGCGGCCGCAGCGGATTGCGCGGCGTTTGCTTTGCTTGCGGCGTCGGCCTTGGCTGAGGTGAGCGTGTCCGTTCCGATGCCGTCGGCGTACTTCTTGGCCGCCGCCTCGGCTTCGGAGGTGAGCCGCTGCGCCGCCGTGGTGGTGGCGAGGTCGCTCGCCTTGTTGCCGGCAATGGTACTGGTTCCGGCCAGTCGAAATTCGCCGGTGGTCATGTCCCAGTACTGCAGGCCCTTCTTGTCGGTCAGGATGCCCGCCTTGACGAGGTTCGCGTCCAGGACGCCGGACTTGACGTAGGACGCGTTGGCATACAGGTTGCCGTTCTGCATGAACAGGCCTTGGATCTTGCCGTAGTTCGTGAGCCGGTCGAACACGCTCTTCTGGCCCAGAGACTCGTCCAAGGCGTCCACGTACGCCTGCGCCGCCTTCTTCGCCGCCTCGAGGGCCGCGTTCGCCTTGTTCGTCGCATCCGTGGAAGCCGACGCGAGGGCGTCCTTCCTCGCCTCGTCGACCTTGGACTGCGCGTAGTCCTTGGCCGCCGCGAGGTTGTCGAGATCCGTCTGGTCTGACTCACGCTTCATCTGGTCGGAGTACTTCTTCGCCTCGGCGAGCGCTGCCGCCGATGAGTCTCCGGCGATCGCGTCGACCGTCTTGCCGCCGACCGTCGTTCGGGCGGAGAGTTTGAAGTCGCCGGTGTCGAGGTTCCAGCTGTTGTAGCCGGCGGCGTCGGAGAGCAGGCCTGTGTAGATCGCGTCGGCGAAGAGTCCTTTGCCGTTCGCGAGGCTGCGCCAGTTCCAGTCGCCGTTCGCTTTCCTCGAGTTTGCGCAGCGCCAGTATCCGCCGCCGATCTGGATGACCTGCGTGGGGTTCTGGTCGATCGGCTTGTCGTACACGTAGATGCCTTGGCCGGGTTTGAGGTACGTGTATCCGCCGGTGGCGTTCATGATCTGGTTGATGCGGTCGATGAGGTCCTTCATGTACGGGCCGGTGCCGCCGGCGGCGCTGTTCCATGCGCCGGAGTTGGAGACGAGTTTGTCGAGCGCCTGCTGTTGGGCGGCGAGGCGCTGCGTGTAGGATTGCCGGATGTTGCCGAGGGTGATCTTGGTGTCGGCGAGGCTGCCGGCAAGGTCTTCCTCGATCTGGAGGATGCGGCCTTCGAGGCGCAATGGTGCGGCGAAGCTGGTGTCGATGATCTGCACGCTGTCGCCGACGTCCGTGCCTTCCGCGCTGTAGCCGGCTTGTCCGAGGGCGGTCACGTCGGCGGTGTAGGAGACGACGGGCGTGGCGCGGGTCTTGAGCGCCGCTTTGGTGAGGTTTAGGAGTTCCTGGGGGTCTTCACAATCGGGGAAGTCCACGCTTGCCTCGCTGTGGTGTCTGGTGCCGTCGGGGCCGGGTATGCCCCAGTTGGCGAGCGCTTGGTCGTCTTGGACGTAGGGTTTGCCGTTGTTGACGTCGGCGAAGCTGATTTTGCGGCTGTATCCGCCGGTGGCCTCGCCTTGGTCGTTGGTTTGTTCGATGCCTTTGCCCCACCCGTAGAGGCGGGTGATGACGTCGCCGCTGTCGATGTCGCGTTTGATTTGGGTGAGGTCCTTGCCGTATTCGAAGCGTTTCGTGGTGTTGGCGGAGCCTCGGTGTTCGACGAGGTGGATGATGCGCCGGCCGATCCGGTTGCCGGTCGGGTCGGGCTGGACTTCGGTCTGGACTTCGAGCCCGTAGGTGTCGGCTGTCTTCTGGATGGCTTCGAGGACGGTGCAGTGGTAGAAGCTGAGGTCGGCCGTGCCGGTGAGGGTGCCGGTCTCGACGGTGCCGACCGCCCACCGGGTGCCTTCGAGGGCTTTGGCGAGGCAGGCTTTGGCGTTCGCGTTGCGGTTGCGTTTGTCCTCGATATAGGTGCGCGAGAGTTCGGCGATGCTGCCGGTGCAGTAGGCGACGGTGACGGGCATGCCTGCGGCGCGGGCGGTCTGGGTGGACTGGCACAGGTATTCCGCCCAACGGTTCAACGAGTCCTTGAACACGATGCGTTCGTCCTTGTTGATCTCGCCGATGGTGGTGATGTCGAGGGTGTCGGTGCCGTCGGTGGCTCTGGTGCGGATGGCTTTGATGGCGTATGGGAGGTCGCCGAGCGGGTTGCCCCAGCGGTCGAAGATCATGTAGCGCATGGTCGTGTCTCCTAGATGAGGGTGAGCGGCCGGTAGGTGAGGATGCCGGCGCAGCCGGTGAGGGCGAGCGTGTGCACGCCGGGCGGCAGGGGGAAGTAGTCGGATTCGAGGGTCGGAGCCATGAGGTTGCCGTTGACGCGCAGCTCCCGGTGGTCGGGGTCGGTGATGATGCTGATTCGTCCGGTGATGGCGGTGGTGGACGCGACGGCGAGGGTGTGGCCGTGCGCGTCCTTGATGCTGACGGTCTTGGCGTTGGCGGCGGGGGTGAGCGTCCATGTGGGCCAGCATGGCCGGTTGCCTTTGACGTGGATCGTGTTCGCGCCCGTTTTGAGCGCGATGGATCGGCCGCGGCCGATCAGGTAGGGGTGGGCGTCGATGCTCACGGTGACGAGCGTGGCGATCTGGCGGGGGCCGGCCCATTTGTCCGCCCATGCGCCGAGGCTCATGCGGCCTCGGTATTCGCCGGGCAGGCTGCGCCATGAGAGCGTGACGATGGTGCCGGCGAGGGCGGCGAGGCGGGTTTTGGCGGCGAGGATGTCGTCTTCGCCGCCGATCGCGTACAGGGTGAGCGTGATGGCGCGGTTGCCCATGTACGCGGCCCCGGTGGGGTCTTCGAGGGTGAGGTCGAGTTGTCCGTCGCGGCCGGGCATGTCCTGCGTGCTGGTTGTGGGCTTGGTGGCGTCGATGGTGATGCCGTCGGCGGCGAGGGAGAACATCATGCGCTCCAGCGGGACGCCGTTGAGCGTGGGGTCTTCGACATGCGGCAGGCGCATGCGTCGCTGGTAGAGCATGATGCTTTCCTCTCTGTTAACGGCCTCTCATGGCGAGGCTGTTGAGTTCGTAGCTCATTGGTTTGGCGAGTTTGCCGGCCATGACCTCGCCGCCACGGTCGTTGAGGTTGAGCGTGATGCCGGCGGCGAGGGCCGCGTCGATCGCGTCGATGATGTCCTGTTTGGTGGCGTATTCGCCGGCCTGTTCGTCCATCGTGTACGCGATCCGGCCGCCGTTGACGGTGCCGTGGTATGCGAGCGGGGTTTCGAGTCGGCTGGTGTCGGTCTTGAGGCTGACGGTCGGGACCATGTCGGTGAGTCCGTCGATGCTGTCGGCGACGAGGCCGCTGGCCTTGTCGATGCCCTGGGCCATGCCGGCGGGTATCCATTTGCCGACCTCGTCGCGGAAGATTCTCGATGGCGAGTGGATGCCGAGCACGCTCTTGGCCCAGCCGACGAGGCTGCTGCCGAGGTTGCTGATGGTGTTCCTGACCCATTGGAACGCGCCGCCGATGCCGTTGATGAGGCCGCTGATGACCTGACGGCCCGTGTCGTACAGCCATTGGCCCGCGCCGCTGACCGCGCCGAGCACGGTGCTTTTGATGCGGCCGACGGTGTTGCTCACGTTCTGGATGCCGTTGGACACGGCCGACGTGATCCCGTGCCAGATGTTTCCCAGGAACGAGCTGACGCTGTTCCATACGCTCGTCCATACGCCGCTGATGGCGTTCAGGACGGTCGAGATGGTGTTGCTCACGTTCTGGATGTATGTGGACACCACGCCGCTGATCGCGTTCCAGATGGTGGATGCGACGGACCTGACCGCGTTCCAGATGCTCGTCCACACGCTCTTGATCGCGTTGAGGACGTTGCCGATCGTGTTCCTGATGCCGTTGATGATCGGCGTGAAGAACGCGACGATCCTGTTCCACACGTCGGTGAAGAACGTGCTGATGGCGGTCCATACGGTGGTCCAGACGGCCTTGATTCCGTCGAGGATGTTCGACAGGAACGCTTTGATGCCGTCCCATGTGGTCGTGAAGAACGATTTGATCGCGTCCCATGCGCCCTGCCAGTCTCCCTTGAGGAGGCTGAGGAACACGACGATGACCGTGCGGATCGCGTTCACCACGGTCGAGATGTAGCCGCTGATAAGCGTGAAGATCGTGTTGACGACGTTGTAGATCGCCGTCCAGATGGTGCTCCATACGGTGTTCGTGCTGTTCATCTGCTGGGTGATGAACGAGAGTATCCAGCCGAACACGGTGTTGATGCCGTTCCGGATCGCCTGCAAGGGTGCGACGATGAGCGCGCCGATCACGGTGAACACGTTGACGATGAAGTCGCGTATCCCGTTGAATATCGTCGTGGCGGTCGTGCTGATGCCGGTCCACACGCCGGACAGGAACGTGGTGATCGACGTCCATGCGCCGGTGACGCCGCCGCTGATCGTCTGCCATAGGCCCGTGAAGAAGCCGGCGATGCCGTTCCATGCGGATTGCACGCCGCCGGTGATCGTCGCCCATAGGTTGGCGAGGAATTCGCCGAGCCCGTTCCATATCGCCTTGGCGCCCTCCACGAGCGCGGCCCATGTCTCGGACAGCCATGAAGTGAACGCGGCCCATGCCCTGCGGCCTACCTCGGTCTGGGTGAAGAACCAGACGAGCGCGGCCACGACGGCCGCGACGGCGACGACGATCGCGCCGATGGGGTTGGCGGCTATGACGGCATTGAACGCGCCCTGCACGGCGGTCGCCATCTTCGTGGCCGTGCTCCATGCGGTCTGTGCGGTCTTGACGAGGCTCAGCCCTCCGGCCATCTGCTTGAGCATGGCGACCGGGCCGCCCAGGTCCGTCATGAGCATGATGCCGTTGCTGATGCCCTTGGCGGCGGTCGTCACCGTGTTCATGGTTCCGGTTAGCGCCTGTAGACCGCTGTTGAGCGCCTGATAGCCCTTGACCGCGGCGAACGCGGTGCCGATGGCGATGATGATGGGAGCGAGCTCGCGGCCGTGCTGGACGAACCAGTTGAGAGTGTCGGCGACGAGTTTGATGCCGTTGGCGAGGTTGTCGGGCGGGATCATGTGAGCCCAATCCACGACCATGTTGACGACGCCCATGATCGCGTCCCGAATGGTGTCCCACGCGCTCTTGAACGCGGTGATCGCGCCGTTCTCCTCCAGTTTGGCGTAGAGGCTCTGGAACCATCCGATGATCCCTTCGATGCCGGCTTGGACAACCGGCACGGCGTTGGTGACGCCGTCTGCTATCCAGCTCATGCCGCCGGTGATGGCGGGTTTGACGCTGTCGAGCACGCTCGCGCCGAGTTTGACGAACGCGGCTTCGAGGTTGCCCGTAGCTCCCTCGATGGTGCTGGCGCTGGTGGCGGCTTCCACGGCGGCGTCGGTGAAGCCGAGCGACATGATCGCGTCGTTGAATTCCTGCGCGGTGATCTCGCCGTCTGCCATGGCGTCGCGGAAGTTGCCGGTATAGGCTCCGGCCTCCTTGAGCGCCTGTTGGATTTTGCCGCTTGCACCGGGGATTGCGTCGGAGAGCTGGTTCCAGTTTTCGGTCGTCAGTTTTCCTTGTCCGGCTGTCTGGGTCAGGACCATGGCGACCGACTTGAAGGTATCGGCCGAACCGCCGGCGACGGCGTTCAGGTTGCCGGCGGCTTCGGCGAGGCGGTCGTAGTTTGGCACGCCGTTGGCGGCGAGCTGGGCGGTGGTGTTGCGGATGTCATTGAGGTCGTAGACGGTTTTGTCGGCGTAGTCCTGCGTGCTGGCGGTGAGTTTCCTGATCTGCTTTTCGCTGACGCCGGCGAAGTTCAGGGTGCTGGCGAACTTCTGGGCGCTGTCGGATGCGCTGGTGATTTCGCCGCTCAATCCGAGGAAGGCGTCGATGGCCTTGCCTGCGACGCTTTGCGCGATGCCGGTGATGACACCGAGTTTGGTGCCGAAGCCGCCAGCGAAGCCGTTGCCGGCTTTGACGCCTGCGGTGTTGCCGGCGGTCTCGCTGGCGCTTCCGAACGCCGATTCGATGGCCTTGCCGACGCCCTTCATGCTGGGCACGACCTGCACGAACGCGGTGGCGATCTCGATTGCCATGCTATGCCTCCTGAATGGTGGTTCGTGGTGCGGCGAGGAAGGCGAGGAGTTGTTCGTCTTCCATGGCGACGACCTCGTTGCCTGTGGCTTCGCGGCGGATGATGCCGGGGCGTTGGAGTTGACCGCGCCAGCGCGCGCCCTTGCGGGAGGCATCCTTGGTTTTCGTCCAAGCGAGGAAGCCGAGGAAGTCGCGAATGTCGGCGAGGAGATAGGTTTGGTCGTCCCATGCGAGGCGCGGGTCGAGTTCTCGCCAGATCACGGCTTGCCGTGGCAGGCAGGCGGCGAGCGCTGCGGTGTATGTGGGCGTGAGGCCGCCCGTCCACATGAGGTCGGGGTTGAGCCCATAGAAACGCTGGAAGTCCGCTTTGAGCGCGTCGGGCGCTTTGGCGAGCATTCCTATGAGCGTTAGGAGTTTGGGGCGACCTGTTCGAGGAGCTGGGTGATGAAGTCGCTGACTTGTTCGATGCTGACGCGGCCGGTTTGGTGGTCGCGCAGGGTGTTCTTCATGGCGGCGTATTGGGAGCCGCAGAGTTTTTTGAGGAAGGGGACGATGGCGAATGCGCCGGTGCCGTCGCCGTCCTGTGCGTTCTGGAGGTCGTAGAGGTATTCGACCATGTCGAGGTCGTCGAAGATCGCGGGGCTGATGGTGAGGGTGACGCCCATGACTTCGACGGTTTTGGGCTGGGTTTTCGGGGTCTTGTGGTCTTGGGGCTGTTTGGCGGCCATGGCGTGATCCTTTTGTTGGAGGGGTGCGCCCGCCGTTCACGGCGGGCGCGGGGTGTGGTTACTTGGCGGTCGTGGAGGTGGTGGTGACGGCGGCGATGTATTCGACGCTGGTGGCTCCGTTGATGAGGTCGGAGGGGTTGGCGCTCATGGTGACGCCGTAGCCGATGGCGTCGCCGGCGCTGTAGGTGGTGTCGTCGAATTCGGTGATGGTGGCGTCGGCGACGACGATGCGCTTGACGCGGTTGCCGGTCATGGCGATCTCGAACACGAGGACGAGGCTTTCGCCGGCGGGCATGGCGTGGTAGACGGTGAGTTTGTCGCCGGTGCCGGTGACGTTGGTGGTGCCGAAGCGCAGTTTGAGGCTGGCTTCGTTGGTTTCGATCATGTTGAACTGCCACGTTTCGCCGTAGCCGCTGATCTCGGACAGTACCTTGATGCCGCCCATGTCGTTGATGTCGGTGGTGTCGGTGTCGGTGGCGTTGGTGACGCCGGCTTCGCTCAGGTAGCCGACGCAGGTGTATGCGGCGGGCAGGGCGGTGGTGGCGTCGGTGGGCAGTGCGATGCCGGCTGGCCCGTAGTAGAGGCAGCCGGTCTTCTTGGGTTTGCCGAGGCTGACGTTTTTCTTGTTGTTGTGGTTGGTTTCGGCCATGATGGTGCCTTTCGATGGTTGGCGTCGCCTTATTGGGCGGCGGCGTCGAGCTGGATGGTGATCTGGTATCGGGGTTGGGGAGGCGGGCCGGGTTCGGGGAAGTCGATGACGCTTTCCACGGTGACGGCGGCGATGGGGTCGAGCAGGTCGAGGTCGAGCAGGCGGGGCAGCACGGTTTCGGTGGCGAGTTGGCTTGCTTGCCATCGGGTTTCGGCCCATGCCTGCACGGCGATGGTGGGGTGGCTGCTGTATTCGAGTTCGTTGCCGCCGGTGCGTTCGATGGTCACGAACCGTTGCGGGCGGTCGGCGGGGACTTCGAGGTATGCGGTCAGCCCGTCGCCGTTGGGGTCGGCGTCGATCCAGTCCTTGACTGTTTTTTCGAGGTTGAGCGCCAAGTCAGCCCACCGCCTTGAGCAGTGTGTTGTGTTTGGCGTTGTCGTAGGCGGCCGCGCCGCTGCCCTTGGTGGTGGCGAGTGCGACCGAGCCGTGGTCGGTGGTGCGGGCCACGGCGTGGTCGTAGTGGGCGTTTTTGGTTTGCGCCAGCTCGTTGGCCGTGTCGGCGATGCGTTTGGCCTGCTCGGTGATGGCGTGCATGGCTCCGGCGGATTGGCGGATTTGGCGGAATCCTGCGAGGTTGAGTTTGACTTTCGCCATGTGTTGCGCTCCTATCCTCTGGTGTCGGCGAGTTCGACGGTGAGGTTCCATCGGGTCGGTGTGAGGCCGCCGTCGTAGGGGCGGGGGTCGCCGATCACGGTGTATTCGACGCCGTCGATGCGTGCTTTGGCTCCGCGCAGGCTTTGGTAGGGCCATGCGCGGGGCATGTGGATGGTTTTGGCGGTGCGGATGCCGTCGGGGCGGATGGGGTCGGTGGAGTTCGACTGGCTGCCGTCCTGTATGAGCACGTCGTCGATTTGTTCCTCGTGGGTGTTCCAGATGATGCCGCCGCCGGGGTCGTGGCCGGCCGGGGTGCGGTGGATGAGGGTGATGGTTTCGCCTCTCATGCCGCGCCTCCGGCCATGTCGTATGCCCATGCCTCGCCGTCGCCGCCCAAGGCTTCCTTCTCGCTTGTGGTGAGGTAGAGGTCGCCGGCGGGGTTGGCGTAGCTCAGGCTTTCGCTGTAGCTGCCGGCCGTCTGGGTGGATTGGGTGACGCCCGACATGTCGGGGCCGGCCTGCATGGCTCGTTTGACGACCATGCAGGCGATGCGCTTCAGTGTGGCGGGCTTGGCGGTGTGCCAGCGCGGGCAGGTGGTGCGGATCAGGTCGGAGGCGTCCGCGAGCAGCGCTTCGGCGCGGTTGTATTCCTCGCCGGTGAGCGCATGCCAGCGTGCTTCGAGGTCTCCGACCTGCGCGAACGGCTCGCCGTCATCCACGGCACTATCGCCGCCCGTGCCGCCATCGGTCTGATTGCCGGACAGGTTGAACGGTTGGAGTGGGTAGCCGTCCATATTGCCTCCCTTTAGGCGAGCACGCCGGCGGCCTTGAGCTTGGTCAGTGTGGAGTTGACCTTCGCGATGATGGCCGCCGAGTCGGCGTCGGCCGCGAGCTGCGGTTCGGCCGCCTGCTGGAGCACGCCGCCGCGAGCGCTGGTTGTCGGCGCGGGCGGGGCGAATGTGCTGGGCTTGCCGGTGATCGCGCTCCATGCGGGGGCTGCGGCCGGGTAGGTGGACGGTTTGCCGGTGATGGCAGACCATGCGATGGTCGCGACGCCTTCGGCGAAGGGCGTGCCGTCGGGCTTGACCAGACGCACAGGGATGGACAGGCCGGAGTCGTCGGCTTCGTCGGATTCCTGCACTACGAGCGTCTGGGTGAGGGGCGCTGCCATTACTTGCTCGCCTTGGTCTTGGCGTTGGCGTCGGCCTTGAGCACGGCGATGCCCTTGGGGTCGAGGATCGCGTAGGAGTACATGGCCTCGGTGCGGTAGGCGATCTGGTTGACGCCCTTGAGGTCCTTGCCGGTGTTGTCGGGGTCGCCGTATTCGATGATCTCGCTCCAGATGTCGCGTACCATGCCCCACTTGATGAGGCGGAAGTCGCCGAGGAAGGCGAGGATGCCGGTCGCCGGGGTGATGAGGCGGCCGTTGACGGTGCCGGACGTGGCGGCCGGGATGCCGTCGAGGTTGCCGACCTGAAGGTTGATCGGGATTTCCGGGTAGAAGCGCTGGCCGGTGGAGGGCACGCGGATCTTGCGCAGCTCGTTCGCCATGGTCTTGGACAGGGCGATGCCGTTGATGTCGTACTCGTCGCTGACGGCCTCGGCGAGGCTGTCGATGTCGGCGACGCGATCGTCGGTGGCCGGCACGCTGACCGCGCTTTTGGCGAGCGCGTTGAAGCCTTCGAGGGTCGTTTTCTTCTTGGGGTCGAAGGCGTGGTAGATGACGTAGTCGAGGACGCGGCCCATCGCGGCGGCCTGGTCTGCCTGGATCTTGCTGATGATCTCCAGTTTGGCGTCGTCGTCGGCCCACTGGAGCTCGTTGCTGAGGCGGGTGGTGGTCTGCACCTTGAAGCGCTTGCCGACGACCGGGGTGAGGGTTTCCTCGTAGCTGGACTTCTGCGCGCCTTCGGCGACGACCTCGGCTTCGGAATTGCCGGTGAAGACCATGTAGTCCTTGTCGAGGAAGAGCTGGGGTTCGCTCGGGGACAGTGCGGCGATGGTGCTGGTGTCCTTTGCGCGCTTGGTGATGACGGTGGCTACTTCCTTGGGGAGCAGCACCTTGCTGGTGTCGAGTGCCATGATGATGGTTTCCTTTCGGATGGTTGGTGGCGGTTAGTCTTTGTTGCCGAAGAGGCTGCGCACGTATGCCTTGGCGCGTTCGTCGGCGGTTTTGCCTTCGGGGTGCTGTGCCGGGTTGGGCACGTTCGGCAGCTTCGGCGCTGGGTGCATGAGCGGTTTGAGGATGTCGGCGTGCGCCTGAATCTCCTCTAGGGTGCTGCCGCGCAATGCTTCGGCCGGGATGCCGGTCTTGGCTGATACCTGCGTCTTCCATTCGGCCTGCTGTTCCTTGGCCTTGTAGGCGGCTACCTGCGCTTCGAGTTCCTGCGTGCGCTTGGCGGCCTTCTCGGTCTCGCTCATTTGGGATTCCTTGAGCTTTTCCAGCTCGTCGGCGGCGGCCTTGTTGGCCTTGGCCTTCTTTTCCCAGTCGCGCGAGTGGCCGAGCGCTTCCTTGTATTTGGCTTCCCAGTCGGTCTCCTCGCCGTTGCCGTTCGGTTTGGCCGGCGGGGTGGGGTCGGTGGTGTCCGAACCGCCTTCGACTGGCGGCGCGATGTATCGGATATTGGGGTGCTGGAGGTTGAGGAACATGGTTGTTCTCCTTGTGTTCGGGCCCTTTCCGGGCATTGAAAAAGCCACCCGTGCGGGTGGCTGAAAACTCTTGGCCCGGTTGGCGGGCATGAAAAAGCCCCGGCGGATGTCGGCCGGGGCTGGGATCAGTCGGCGAGCGCCAGTGCGATGAGGTTGCGGCTGGGCTGGTCGATGTGGTCTTTGGGTTTGTTGTGGTAGAGGCAGTGGAGCAGGTCGGCACGCAGCTCCGTGTCGGTTAGTGTGACGCCGGTGTCTTCGATGTTGAAGTAAGGGGTTTCGAAGCGTTCGGAGTAGTCGAGTAGGAGCAGGTCGGTGTTGTCGTTGTGGTGTTGGGTGAAGTATTCTTCTTCGCTCATGACAATGCCTCCTGAATCATGGTATTGAACATTTTAGCCGATTCGGGGAAGTAGTTGGCGATGAGCCGCCATGCTTTGGGGTTTGCCATCTGCGCGTCGAGCATTTCGGCGAACGCTTCGGTGGATTGGAGTTGTCCGCTTTGCCGGAAGTAGCCTTTGGGGTGGCCGACGCTGCCGTGGTAGTCGTCGCCTAGGGCGGCTTGGAGCATGTCTTCGACGTTGCGGTCGGTTTTTGCGGAGTTCGTCGCGATCTCTCGGGCGATGGCCTTCATGACGCTTTGTCGGCCGGCGGGCTTGTCTTCGGCCATGAGGGTTGCCTGTGTGGTGTCGAATATGCGTTGGGCGTCCCTTTTGAGCACGTCGTTGAACAGTTTGCCGTTGTGAGGGGCCCATGAGAACGAGTTCTTGTCGAGTAGCCAGTCGAGCATGTGGCCGCTTTCGTGGAAGAGGTTCTGCACTGGGCGGTGTGCGTTGTCTCCGGCCATGACGGTGTCGAGGTTGAGGTGGATGCCGCCGTCGGAGGGACTGAAGTAAGCGCCTTTGGGGAGCCGTGTTTCTTTGATGTCGTATTGGGCGGCGTATTTGGCCCAGAGCCTCGCCGCGTCTTTGTGCTCGGTTTTGTTGAGGAGCCGGTTGACGCGGCGGGTATACGCTTCGCCGAGTTGTTGTTCGAGTCTGCTGCCTCGCGGGATGCGCAGGTCTGGCGCGAATTCCGATCCGTCGGTGAACATGTCCGGCGATTCGCTGCGCATCCACGAGAGCACGGTGTTGGGATCGCTGCCGGCTCCGGCCGCTTTGGCGGCGTTCTTTGCCTGCTGGTATATGGCCTTGAGTTTGTCGGGGTCGTAGCCGTCGATCTCGGTCTCTCCCCACGAGGGGACGATCTTGCAGTCGCAGTCGTGGTGGTATTTGTGCCACTTGCCGGCGGTGTCCTCGCTGGCATAGACGAAGCCTCGGGACGCGAGCATGGCGCAGAACGCGCAGGTCTTGCCTTGGGGCACTCGCGCGTATTTGGGTTTGGTGGGGTCGTTCTGGGCGGTGAACCGTCCTGTGAGGCGTGCGGTCTCGTTGATGACGTCCTTGGCGAGGCGCGCCCAGTCGTCTTCGGTGTAGCCCTGCGTGTTGATGGCCCAGAGGTGATCCATGGTCAGGCCGGCTTTGCTTCGGCCGTTGATGATGTCGGTGAATTTCGCGCCGACGTGCATGGTGTTGTTGTAGCCGCCGACGATCTGCCAGAAGGCTCGGTCCGAGCTGACCTGCGCCTCCTTGTAGTCGGGCATGCTGATGCCGGCGGCTTCGGCCCATGCGGCTCGCACGTTCCTGTAATAGTCCTGTGCGATGAGGTTGGCCTTGCGCGCGTAGTCTTCCAGTTGGCGGCGGGCTTCGGTGGTGGGATCATCGCCGAAGTAGAGGCTGTTGGGCACCATCGTCTTGGCTTCGATGATGAGGTCGGCGAGTTCGTCCTGATAGTCGTCCCACATGTCGTTGAGGTGCCCGTTGAACGCTTTACGCTGCGCCGGGCTGAGGTTGCTCAGCGGCAGGCTGTTGCTGTCCATTGGCTGCGTCCTCCTGCGTGTCGGTCTTGGCGGTGGCGATCTTGGCGCGAAGTTCGTCGATGGCGTTCTGCGTGCGCTGCTGTCTCTCGTAGGCCCGGTGGGCGTCGATCTCGTCCCATGTCAGGCCGGCGCGGCTCAGGCCCACGTCGCTGTCGGCGAAGGCTGGGTTGGTGGACGCGACCTTCTGGTACCAGTCGGCGCGGGCGGCGTCGCTGGCTTCCTTGGTGGGTGCCCAGATCGGCCGCAGTTGGCGGATGTCGGCTTCGTCCGCGCCCTGGGCGGCGAGCGCCATGGCGAGGATGCTTTTGATGCTTTCGCCGAAGCGTTTGTTTTGCCGGTCGGCGGTGCGGGATAGTTTGCGTTCGGCTTCGGCCATGGCTTCGGCGCTGGCGGGGTTGTCCATGGTGATGCCGAGGTCGTTGACGGGGATGTCGGTTTCCGAGCTGACCATGAGGGCGACGGTTTTGAGCATGTCGGAGTGTGGCTGCATCGAGGCCTGTGTGAGTTGGCGCAGTTCGGGTTTTTCGCCGTTGCGGCCGGCGGGGATGCCGTTGATGACGCTGACGATGCTGCCCCATGTGTCGGGGCTTACCTGTCCTTTGTTGGCTCCGAGGAACCAGATGCGTGGTGCCGCGTAGAATTCTGCGGTCGCTTCCATGCGCACGAGGGTGCGCAGTCCGAGGTCGGTGAGGGCCATGAGCGGGCGGGTGATGCGGCTGGAGCCGAGGGGGCGGTAGAGCTGCTGGTCGCTGATGATCGGTACGACGGTGGGTTGGTCGAAGCCGGTTTCGATGCGTTCGGCCTGCCATGTGCCGCTGTTGCGGCGGCACAGGTAGACCTTGCCTGGCAGCCATACGTCGAAGCGGGTGATGTAGCCGTCTTTGTCTTTGTCGCGGATGGTCATGGCAGCGCCGATCCTGTCGTTGCCCCAGTCCCATAGGGCGCTGCTCCAGTCGGCGGCGCGGGGCGTGATCCTTATGTCGTCGCCGTCGCCGGAGATGGTCATGAAGCTGCATCCGTGCGTGTATGCGGACACGATGGCCTGTTGGATTTTCACGCCGAACGTGTTCGCCGCGATGATGTCGTCTACCTGCGTTTGGAGGCTGTCGGGCGCGTCGATGCCTTCGAAGACGCTGAGGTCGGCGAGCGCCCGGACGGCTTTGTTGGGCCAGCCGATCATTGGTTTTGCGAGTGCTTTCATGGCCGGTGGGATGCTGTAGGCGACGCCGTTGTAGTGGTAGTGGGCGAGGTAGTAGCTGGTGCGCAGGGTGTTGCGCATGTAGTGGCGTCGCCATTGTTTGAGGAGTTCGTTGATGGTGGGTTGGTCGTCGGGGTCTACGCCGGTGATGGTGTTGGCGTAGGCGCTTTCGATGGCGAGCCAGCCGGCTTGTCCGCGCAGGATGGGGACGTCTTCGGTGTTCATGTCAGTACCATGCTTCCTGTTGTGCGGTGGGGTCTCTTCTGGTGGTCATGGCCCCGTGGAGGGCTAGGGTGACGGCGTTGAGTGGGCTGATGTCGGTGTCGTCGTCGGGTCGGTTCCATCCGAAGAGGCCGTTTTTGCCGATGGGGCGTGTGGTGGCTTTGTTGACGGCTTGCCAGAGTGGTTGTTGTCCGTCTTCGGGCAGGTGGGTGAGGGTGCCGTCTCTGAGCATGTCCTGGAGGCGGCCGCAGGCGCGGCCCATGTCGGTGGCGGCGGTGACGGTGACGGTGACGCCGGCTTCGGCGAGGTCTGGCAGGAGTGCGGTGGCTGGGCTTTGGCCGTCGATGACGAGTGCGGCGGTTTGTTCCCAGACTTTGTCGATGAGGTTGACGGCCCACATGGTGCCGTCGAGGTTGGTGTCTCGGTATTCGGCGAGTTCGATGTGGGCGGTGCCGTCGTCGTAGCGCATGCATGCGCCGATGGTCAGGCGTGTGCGTGTGGGGTTCATGTCGATGCCGAAGCTCGTGACGCCGCCGGGGCGGCGTTTGTCGATGGTGGCTTCTTCCCATTGGCGTGGGTCGATGGCGCGGCTGAGGGTGTGTTCGTCCCAGATGCCGAGGGCTTCGCGGCGGAAGTCGTCGCTGGTGAGGTTTTCCCATAGGTTGGTGATGGATTCGTCGCTGGTGTGGGCCGGGTAGCTGGGGTTGGCTTTCTTCCATTGGTCGCGGTCGAGTGGGTCGGCGTCGCGGTCGGCGGTGAATTCGACGTAGAGGGTGCTGTGGGTGCGGCCTGCGCGCGTTTTGTCCCTGAGGCGGGTGAATGCTTCGCCGTTGTCCCTTGGGCCGGGCGGCGTGCCCATGTAGATGGTCTGGGGGTTGTAGGCGCGGTTCTGGGTAGGCAGCATCGACGCCATTGCCGAGTCGGATAGGTGTTGGGCTTCGTCGATGACGAGGAGGGCTATTTTCTTGACGCCTCGCAGCGCGCCGCGTTCGCGGGCGCGGAAGAAGATACGGCTGCCGTTGCGGAAGCGTATCTCCTCTTTGCCGGCGGCCAGGGATATGCCGTGGTCGGGGTCCACGAGACCGCTCATTTCCGGGCGCAGGACGATGGCGCACAGGCTTTCGAAGGTGTCTTTGATGACGCTGAAGTGCTGGGCCGTCCATACGATGCGCATGCCGGGGGTTCGGGCGGCGCGGTGGATCGCGATCCAGCCGATGTCGTAGGTCTTGCCGGTCTGGCGCGGGATCGACAGGACGGCGTTGCGTGCCGACCAGAAGCCGTCGGCGCTTTTGGCGAGCACGATCCGGTTGATCTGCCGCTGCCACGGGTCGAAACGGTCGCCGGCCGCGTTGGCGAGCTTGTTGAGGCTTGGTTCGCCGCTGGTGTACAACTCGTCGGGGATGATCTGGCAGGCCGCCCCGTCAATCATCGTGCTCATTCAATCGTTCGTCCTCCGTGTCCAAGGCCTGCATGGCCGGATCGTGCTCGTTCGACGCCTTGTCGATCGCTTCGATCTCGGCGCTGATGTCCGCGAGCCGTTTGGTCAATGACGCGAGGTCGCGTGAGCTTATCGACCCTTCGTCGAGCTTTTCGGCGATGAGGTTGCGCATCGCCACCAGGAGACGGCGGCGATCCCCGGAAGCGGCGGCATTGCTGACCCTATGGGACTTCGACGCGCTCTTCGAGCGAGGGGTCTTCGACGTTCTGGACACCAAGACGGCCTCCGTTCAAGTGTGGAAAAAAGTCCGGGGGAAAAACGGCGCTTTGCCCGTGGTCGCCCCGGCGGGGGTGGGTGGGGTCTACTCCCCACCCCCGAACCAGTCTGAGCAGCGGATCGGCTCGGTCGAGGCTGGCGCGATGCGCTGCGGGGCTTTGCCTTGGGCGATGAGTTGGGCGACGCGCTCGCGTGCCCATGCCAGACTGTGCGTGCCTTTGATGGCGTTGCACCATCGGTGCGCGGGCCCGCTGTTGTCGTGCGTGAGTGTGCCGCCGCGAGCCAAGGCAATGGTCTCGTCCACAACGAAGCTGTATGGATGCGGCGCTTTGAGTTCGTAGTCGATGGGACGATGGCAGATGTAGCAGTCGGCCCGCATGTGCCGCCACCGCTCGCGCTCGCGCCGACGGCGATAGCCATTGCTGTATCGCAGATTGCCCACGCATGCCTCCAATCGAACGCTTGTATGGATCGACAGACTGCGCTCGCCGGCGGGAAGAAGAGGGGAGAACCGTCGGCGAGGCGTCTGTCTGTGGTGGTTTCTCGGGTGCCGCATGGCCGGCTGTGCACGATGCCGGCGGCGGCTGGCGGATGGTGCGGGATTCGAACCCGCGAAGCATGAGGCTTGTGTCATGCTTGCCCGCTTAGCAAGCGGGTGCCTTCGGCCGCTCGGCCAACCATCCCGGATACGAGAAAAGCCCCGCCGGCATGGGCAGGGCTTTTTCGATACTCCGATTACACGCGACAGCGTAACACGTTTTTGTCTCAAACCTCAAACGTCGCCGTGGTCGCGTTCCGCGCGATCCTGCGCGCAGGCTAATAGCTCCATGATGTTCCACTCCCAGTAATGGCGGTCGATGCGCCGCGTGGATGGCATTTTGCCCCGGCTGCGCCAGTTCGCCAAGTCCTTGCCCGTGACGTTGACGCCGGTGTTCTCGCGTATCCACCGTGCGGCGTCGGCTTGGGTGCGGGTGATGTGCATGAGCCCCGCGCTGCGCAGGTATTCGAGCCTGATGCGCTTCAAATCGAGCCATGCGCCGCAGACGGGGCATACCGCGTACCGTGAGGATTGGGCGGCGTAGATGGGCGTGCGCACCGGCTCGCCATGCTCGTCGCGCTCGTTGAGGCAGTCGGGGCATACGCCGATCAGCCGGCGTTCGGCAGTGCGCGTGGTCGCCGCATCCACCTTTTCCGCGAGGCGCGTGGTGTCCGCGTACAGGTCGCCGGCCGAATCCAACCCGGCGAGCGCGCCCATGTGGTGCAGGAGCAGGCGGATCAGCTCGGCCCACTGCCTGAGCGTGCGGGGCCGATCGTAGCGGTCGTAGCCTAGGGGCGTGATGTTGAGCATGCCGCCCATGAGCTGCAAGTGCACCTCGACCGTATTGAACAGGGCTTGGGCGGTCTCGTTGACCGGCGGGGCCGCATACGCCGTGTTGCCGTGGCGGGGGCTGCGCTCGCGGGTGGTGGCTTGTTTGTAGGCGATTTGTTGGAGGGCTGGCATGCCGGCTTTGAGGAGCCATGCGAGGCGTCGGGCCCATTCCTTGGTGCATTCGTCGCACAGGTTCCGGTCTTCGTCGCTCTGGTGGCCGCACGCCGCGCATGCCTGTTGGTTCATTCCTATCTCCCGCCCTTGCTGGTAGACTTGCCTTTTGGACAATGCGCCTCTGCCGCAAGGTGGGGGCTTTTTATTTGCCCGAACGCCGTCCCCGATGCTTTGATGTGGTTGGGAATGGCGTCGTTTCAACGGTTTGCGTACTTTCCTTAACTTTCCTTCCTATTGTCCCCGATGTTGGCGGGTTCTTCCAGTGCGGGCAGGTGTGGTTCGAGGAATTCGGGGCGTTTGGGCTGTGGTGGTGCGGGGTGGGCTTGCAGGATGATGGCCTTGACCTCGTCGATGGGGATGCGCAGGGATTGCGCGGTCTCTTCGGGGCTGACGCCTTTGGTGTGCCAGTCCTCGATGATCTGTCTGATGCCAGTGGTGACTTTCATGCCCTTGCTCCTTCCTGTTGGTCGAGTTGTTCGCGTGCCGAGCAGTCGGCGCACATCCGGGCGACGCGGCGCATGCATTTGCGGATCGCCGTGGCCGGTGACAGGGCGATGACGGTGAACCGGCCGAAGCATTCGGGGTGGGCGACCTTGTGGGTGGGGGTGGCGGTGCCGCGCATGATGGTGATGGGCCCTAGCTGGTAGGCGGTGACGTTGGTGTCGATATTGTTCATTGTTGGGCCTTTCTGGGTCGTCCTTTGACCCCGTATTGGCGGCCGCCCCAGATGCCTTGCAGGGGGTAGCCGTTGATCCGGTTGTTATGGTCGGCGAACTGGCGGCACTCGTCGATGACCGGGCATTGCCGGCACACGGCGAGCGCCGCCGCTTGTTCGTGTGGGTTGCCGCTGAACCAGAGTTCGGGGTCGTGGTCGCGGCATGCGGCTTGGTGTCGCCAGTTCATCGGTCGCCGTCGCGGTAGGGGTTGATGTGTCGGGCTTCTTTCATGGCGTCGAAGCGGCCGTATCGTGCTTGCATGAGTTGTTTGCCTTCCTCGTAGGCTTGGATGGTTTCCGGGTTGGTGCGGGTGAAGGGTTGTGTGCTGTCGCTGATGGCGTTGACGTGCACGTTGGTGAAGCCGGCGGCTTCGAGGCGTTGCTGGATGGTGAGCATGCTGTGATTGGGCGCGTGGGCGGTGAAGCTGACCTGCATTACCGGTTTCCTTTCTTGGCTAGTTGTTTGGCGACGATCTCGCCGAGCGGGGTGATCTGCCATCGCCCCCAAGTGACGTGCTCGATATAGTCCCGCGCCTCCAACGCCTCGAAGGTGCGCTTGTGGTTGCGGTCGAGCGGGTAGGCGCTGCCGTTCTGCCAGATTTCCAAGAGCAGGTCTCGCGTGGCCGGGGTGAGTCTGATCCGATCGCTCATGAGAGCGCTCCCGTCATGTCGTCGAGCACCTGACAGGTGATCGCGTCGATACGCCCGCCTGTTTTCACGGTCAGGCACAGGCGCTTCACGTCGCCGGTGTGCCGCACCTCCTGCGTGACGGTCTGCGCCTCCTGTTCGCCGAGCTGCGCCTGTTCGCCGAGCCCGTACCCGACGGCGAGCGCCGCCATATCGATCTCACGATCCGTGGGATTCCTCGTCGCCCCGTCCCTGTACGCCTTCCGCGACGCCAAACACGCTCCGAGCCTCGTCTGAGTGACGGGGCGCTCGCCGTTGTCTGGGTAGGGGTAGCGTTCCTCGATCTCGTTGGTGATGATGCTGGTCATGCTTGGTCTTCTTTCGGGTCGGTGGGCTGGTATTCGAGCAGGTAGGGGCTGAGCTTGTCTCGGTGGTCTCGGCGTATGTGGACGGTGCCGATGGTCTGGTCGTTGAATCGTTGGGCGCAGTCGGGGCATATGTCGATATCGATGTCGTTGAGCTGGCCCATGGAGGTGCGGTTGGCCGAATACCCGGACAGGCTGAATCGCAGCGCTTCGCGTTTGCTGGTTTCCGTGCCGCATTGGTCGCAGTAGATGCGTGTGCTCATTGTTGGTTCCTTTCGTGTTCGATGAGGCGGTCGAGGCAGGCGAGGGCCGAATAGGGGAAGCCTTGCCGGAGTTTCGCCCATGTGTGCGCTTCGGCGTCGGGGATGGCGGGATCGTTGGCGAGGGTGTCGAGGATGGCGTGTTGTTGGCGTGTCCATGCGATCTTCTCGTCGTGGTCGATGACGTGGCAGAGGTACCATCGGGCTTTTTCGAGGTCTTCGACGGGTCGGCCCTTGCTGTGGTAGCGCCAGAGGTATTTGATGGCGTTGCCGAGGCAGAAGCTGGTGTCTGCGGTCAGTTCGATGCACTCCATGCCCGGGTGCGAGCGTGTGTAGTGGTTTGGTGAGTTGACGGGGTCGTTGGCCCATGTGGTGTGCATGCTTACCAGTCCTTTTCGAGTTCCCGGCAGTCGGGGCAGATGGATGACGTGCTGTCGGTGAGCGGTGCGCCGCAGATCGCGCAGATGGTCGGATCGTTGGCCGGTTCGGGTCGGTGGGTGGCCTTTCGGAGACGTCGGATGAGTTCGATGACGGGGTTGGGGCGGTCCGGGGTTGCTGTGTGGGCGTTCATTGCTTGTCCCTGAGTTCGATGTGTCCCCAGTCGCATGACGCTCCGCCGGAGTCGGAGAAGCATCGGACAGCCGCGCTGCCGTCGGGCAGTTCGTACCAGCGGACGTATCCGGGGTCGGGGTTGTTCACGGTGCCCTGGCCGTCGCCTTTGGGTGTTTCTCCGCATGCCGTGAGCGCGAGGATGGCGAGGATCGCCGTGAGGGTTGCGGGTATTCGTTTGCCGGTGTTCATGATTGGATGCCTTGGTGTCCGGCTCGCATGATGTCGAGGTAGGCGGTGTAGTCGTTGCGGTCTCGGCGGATGCAGTCTTCGACCCTGTGGTTGCCCGTGTGGTCTTGGTAGGGGTTGTGGCCGAGGGCCATATCGCTGAGCCGGTAGGTGCTGAGGTCGAGTTTGCGGTGGTTGGTGAGCTGGCGGAGCCAGTCGGGGTGGAGGTGGGGGCCGAGTTGGTTGGTGAGCAGGTCGATGTCGTAGTCCACGTTGGTGCCGGCTGGGTGGAGTTCGTATTCGGTGGCTTCGTTCTGCATCCATTCGTAGAGGTTGCGGGCCACGTTCGCGTATCCGAATTCGTTGGTGTCGGCGTCCATGACGGTGTCCAGGAGCCCGTTGTCGAGGTGCATGCGCAGCACCTTGGGGTCGATGTCGTAGAGGCTGAGCTTGTCGGGGCGTACCGGGCAGATGAACCGGTCGTGTTCCTCGATGCCGTCCATGCTGGTGACGATCATGCCGATCTCCAGGAGTTTCGCGTTGGTGCAGCTGATGCCGGTGGTTTCGGTGTCGATCCAGAGCAGCATGTGTGGTTTGACTGGCGGTTTTGGCGGGTTGAGGGGTTTGCCGCTGACGGTGATGTCGTGTTGGGTGTTCATTGGTCGCCTTTCTTGATGTCGATGTGGGTGGGGAGGTCTTCGGGTGGCGGGCAGGGATGGCGGGTGCCGTCCGCGTGGAGTTGCTGCCAGCCGCCTGTGCGGTAGTAGACGGGGATGGTGGCGGGGTCTTTGCCCGTGTGGACGAGGTAGCCGAGCTGGTAGGCGCGGTTGGGGTGGGCGTGCACCCAGCCGTGGCATCCGGTGGTGCCGCTGCCGCAGAGGGTGAGGAGGTTTTCGGCCTCGTGCAGGCGTTCGTAGCCGCTGCCGTGGCTGCGCATTCTGCGGTGGTGGATGCTGTACCCGCTCCACTCGGTGTCGATGCTGCGGCCGCAGATGGCGCATTTGCAGCCGTCCCTTGCGAGGACTTGCCGGCGGGTTTCGGTGGTGGGTTTTCGTTTCATGGTTTTCCTTTCCGGTTGAGTTCCGTGACGACTCGTTCGGCGGCTTCGGTGGGGTCGATGCCGGTTTTGACGGCGGCCCAGAAGCTGCCGACGATCGAGCCTTCGAAGCTGCCTTCTGGCACTTGGCTGAGGATGTGCTCTTGCAGCCACTGCTCGTCGCAGATGCCCCACGTGTACCGGGGTTTGGCCGGTTTGGGCAGATGGTCGAGATATGCGCCGTTGGAGAGCCATCGGCTCATGTTGGGCGCGTACTGGGGTCGGTCGATGGTTTTGGCGTAGGCGATGACGGCTCCGATGAGCTGCGCTTCCGTCACGGCGGACGTGCCGTCGTGCCCGGCCACGGCTGCGGCCCACGCTTTCTCGGCTTCCCGTCGCGATCCGGTGTGGCGTGGGTAGGCGTTCCACGCCGTGGCGAACGGGTCGGCCAACGCCCTGGCCTCGGCCTCGGCGACCGACGCGGTTTGCTTCGATCCCGGCCCGGAGGGGTCAGGGGAGGAAGAAGGCATGGTTTGGTTAGGTACGGTAGTGCTTCCTGTTTGCTTTGTTGAAGTTGAAGCAGTCTGCTTCGCGTCTGCTTCGTTTTGCTTCGCGTCTGCTTCGGCTTTCGCCCTGCGGGACTCGCCCGACGCCTTGCCTCCGGCGTGGCCGGCGGCGACCTTCTTCTCGTGCAGTTCGGCGGCTTCTTCGGGCGTAAGCGGTTTCTTCTGGTTCTTGAAGCTGCCGAACACGGCGAGGCCGCGACGGGTCACGACCCTGTACACGCCTTCGCCGGCCTCTTCGAAGAGGCCGTTTTCAACGAGTTCGCGCACGAGTCTGACGGTGCCGCCCACGCTTCTGACGCGCTTGAGGTCGAAGGTGCCGTCGAACGAGTCCGGCCGCGTGTATATCTGGTGGTCGCACCACGTCACCATCGTCGCGTACAGTCCGCGCGCGGCCATGCTGCTGTCCTGCACCGCCGGATCGAAGCCGAAGGTGCTGTCGAAGTTCACAGACATGGCGCGCCGCCTTCACGACATGCGATAATCGACTTATGAGCAACGACAAGAAGACCCAGCGCTGCATGTGTGTGACGATTGATTTCGAGCAGCTTACGTTCGGTGAGCTGCGCAAGTTCGTCGAACTGACGGCAGATCGTGAGGACGATGAATTTGTGTGCGTCAACGACAATGACGGAGTGCCGGACGGCTTTATGGCGTATGTGGACGCAGAAACCATAGACGTCGTGCCAGCCGATGAGACGTCGGAGCGCTGATATCGACCACATCTTTTCCTGAGCCACCCCGTTGCGGGTGGCTTTTTTGTTTGCCTGCTGCATATAAGCCTCTCTCAATGTGTGGTTACTTGATCTCGCCGGTGGTCGGATCGACGGCCTCTCCTCTGTCGGTCTCGTCAGCATCGTCGTCGGGATCGGGATAGTCGGGCGCGCTTTCCTCGAACGTGGCGAGGCTGTCGTGGAGGTTGTCGTACAGGACCGCGCGGCGTGCGTCCTTCGGATAGGTGAGCAGCCGGTTGATGACCTCGGCGCAGTCGATGATGTGCTGCGCGAGCGCGTCCGTGTCGTACACGGCCTCGGTGTACGGGTCGATCTGGTGGAACTTGTCGAGGTAGGCGTCTTTGGTTTCGAGCTGCATCTTGTGGTTGACCGCGCGGCGGAAGTCCACGGCCGCCTGCTTGATCTTCGCGCACGAGCTGTTGAAGTCCAGCAGGCTCAGCGGGCTCATTTCGTCGGGTATGAGCGCGTCCTGGACAAGTCCAGAGTCATTTTTCTTTGCCATGAGGGTGTCCTTTCTAGAATTCCGGGTCGCCGGTGTCGGTGGTGGACGTGTCCGTTGTGTAGCCGCTGCCGCCGTTGGCCCACGGGTCGGACGCCGGCGGCTGAGACGGCGCGGCGGCTGGCCGTGGGCCAACGGGCGGGTTGCCCGCGGGGTTGCCGTAGGTGCTGCCGCCCTGACAGCCGTCGTGGCCGCCCTGTTTCGTGACCTGCGCGGTCGCGTAGCGCAGGCTGGGGCCGATCTCGTCCACGGTCATTTCGACCACGGTGCGGTTGGTGCCGTCCTGCGCCTGATACGAGCGTTGGGAGAGCCGGCCGGTGGCGATGACGCGCATGCCCTTGGACAGCGACTGGGCGCAATGCCCGGCGAGGTCGCGCCAGGCGGAGCAGCGCATGAACAATGACTGGCCGTCCTCGTACTGGTTGGCCTGCCGGTTCCAGACGCGCGGCGTGGAGGCGATGGTGAAGCCGCACACCTGCGTGCCGGTGCCGGTGGTGCGCAGCTCGGGGTCTGCGGTCAGGTTGCCGACGATCGTGAGGATGGTTTCGCCGGCCACTAGTCCTCGTCCTCCATGTCCTCGATCCAGTCGCCGACGAACGTGGCGAGGACGTGCGCGTCCTTGGCTGCGCTGCTCGCGATGCCCCATGCCACGTCTTCGCGACGGTTGTGGCAGTGCAGGGCGAGGTCGGAGAGCGCCGCATAGGCCATGTCGGCCACGTCGCGCATGTGCTCCAGCTCGTCAAGCTCGCCGGCGTCATCCGGGCCGTCGTCCTCTTCCTCGTCGTCTTCGTCGTCGATGACGGTGCCGAGCGGCTTCCGGTCGCTGGAGACGAACATGTCGGCGAGCGTCTTGCCATTGGGCAGCACAGGTTCGAAGGATATGTAGGCCTTGGCTTTCTCGCTCAATGCGAGGCCGGCTTGGTCGAGCGCCGTGACGAACAGTTTTGCCAGCTCACCGCCGGAGACGGACACGTCGCCCTCGATGAGGCCGTAGAACTTCTCGGCGAGTTTTTCGGCCATTTCCTCGTTGGATGTCATGATGTTCCTTTCCTGATGTCCCGTTTCCATGCCCATTCGCATTCCGCGCCGATGGTCGCCGCGCCTCGGTCGATGACGAACGCGGCGGGCGACGGCATGAGGATGAGGCGCGGGTAGTCGAGCCGTGAATTGCATTCGCAGATCGCGTCCAGCGCCTCGGCGATCAGTTCGCCGGGCGTCATGGTCAGGCCCTGTTCGGTGATGGGCCAGACCATGAGACTGCGGTGGGTGTTCATGGGACTCCTTCGTTTGGTGTGGGGCCGCGCTGGCGTGGTCGACGCCGGCAATGGAGACCACCGGCTCGCACGCCATCGCTTCCGCAATCCACTGACTTCCTGTCGTATGGGGATGGATCGCGGCCGACGTTGACGCGGCCCCAGTGGACGGCGGCCGAATCGAACGGCTTCCCGGTCTTTGCCCGCGCCCACCTGACGCGAATCTCGACCGGGGGCGAACCTGCCCGCCCTTGGCGCGCCGCCGGTGGAGAGAACCGGCGGCGCGATCATTGAGAGAGGTGGTGTTAACGACTTGTTCCTTGTCGCCGCCCGCCGCATCGGAAGGAAGGTCGCAATGGCGGCGGGCAAGCCTTAAATGGTCAGCACGAGCGCGCAGAGAATGACGAGCCTGAGCGACTGGTACACAAGCGCTCCCGGCTTGGCCTTCGTTTCGCGCAGCGTGCCGATGAGTATGAAGTGTTCGAGCAGCGCGTATCCGAGGATCACCCACTGCTGCCAGACGAGTGCATCGAAGTTCATTCGCCGGCCTCCTCGAACAGTGCGACGAACACCACGGGGCATTCCACGAACGCCCAGAACGCGGCGAGGCCATTGCCGATCGGATGCATGCAGGCATCGTGAGTGAACAGCCATCCCACGCAGACGACGAACGATATGACGGTCAACAGGCCGATGGTGTACGGATAACGCTTGAACATGACCGCCACCCCTACTTGGTCTGGACGAGTGTGTCCGCGCCGTCGGGGACGACGACGAGCTGGTCCGCGTTGGACAATGCGTCGATGTAATGCTGCTTGAGCACGTTGTCGGTCAGGCTCTCGTTGAGCACGGCGTTGGCGTCGGCCTCGCCCTGCGCCTTGATCTTCTTGGTCTCGGCCTCGGTCTTGGCGACCTGCTGCTCGTTGAGCGCCTTCTGCTTGTCGATCTCGGCGGCCTGCGCCTCCGTGTACTTCTTGGTGATGGCCTCGCCGTAGCGCACGTCCTGCACGCTGACCTGTTCGACGGTCAGGCCGATCTTCCTCCACTTGGCCGCCAGCGCATCCTGCACCGCCTTCGTGTATTCGCCTCGGTTGGTGAGCATCGTCAAAGTGTCGAACCGGCCGGACTGTTCACGGGCCACGCTGCGAAGATCGTTGCTGATGTAGTTCTGCGTGAACGTCTGCTGCTTGCCATACTCCGAGTACAGGTATTCGGCCGCGCTCGGATCAAGGCTGTAGTTGACTTGGATGTCGATGTCTGCAGAAGCGCCGCTCCTGTCGTTGACGGTGACCTGCTTGCCGACCGCGCTGCCGCCGTCGTACTTGTAATCGGTGTCCTTGTAGAAGTTGATGAGGTTGTTACGGGTGTCGTATTTGACGATGCTCTGCCACGGCGTCTTCCAATGGAAGCCCGCGTCTTCGGAATGACCGGCCAGACTGCCGCCCATGTTGCGGATGACCGCGACCTCGCCCACGTCCACGGAGTACAGGCATGCGGGAATGAGCAGCAGCAATCCGACGAGGCCCGGAATGAGGCCGATGCCGGCCCCCTTGACGTTGTTGGACAGAGCGACGCCGGTGACGGCGGCGCTGAAGAGCAGCAGGATGATGGAGATGACGAACCAGATCATGAGGGTTCCTTTCGGAAGATAAGGTCCTTTCCCCGTGCCGCGTAGGCTTGAAGCTGCAACACAAACAATCCGCTGCATGCGGGGAAAGGAAGTATTCAAATGGGTGGAGCTGCAAGCTGGGCGAGCTCAGCGGAAACGAAGTTCAAGCAGGCTCAGGCAAGCGCTAGAAATGCCTATGAGTCACGGATGACCGAGGGTCTAGCGGACATCGCCCAAGCGTTGTTCCAAATCGACTTACGGCTTGATCGGCTCGAAAAGAAACTGGACGGTCGGGGTTAAGCCTTGCCAGTTTGCGCTCGCTGATGACGTCGTGGCGTATGTAAAGGCTTTCCATGTTGAGCTGTGCGCCACGACGCTCATAGGCGTTACTCATTTCGCCTCCAGCAGTCGGAGAACGTCGCCCAGCTCGCATTGCACGATTTTGGTGACGTAGACGCATGCCTTGTTGCCCAATGCCTCAACGATGATGGGCTGCTCAGGAGTGACCTCGGCGATATAGCCGGCGTCATGCTCGTTCAGGAACGATTGAACGGCTTTGACGTCGCCATCGAAGCTCTCGATGCGTAGAATCTCATACCGCCCCTGATGATGCGAGCGGTCTGGAATGACGCCATTCTGGACAGTATCGGCTTTGAGTGTTCCAATGCGCACCCAATGGCCGGTACCGTCCGCGCCATCGCCCTGTGTCTCGGACGCAACACTGACCACAGGTTTCGGGCACTCGGGACGACTGACTATGCACGCTCGCAGTACGTTGCCGAGCGCGAACAACAGGGACAGCACACCGTACAAGCCCATACGCCAATCCCTCTGGACGATCCCGGTCGGGATCATGGCGATACCGCTCAGAAACAGCACGAACGCGCAGACCTTGAGCATGCGCCGCATCATCCTGTCGCTCATGCCGTCGCCCCCCTTGCCTGCGGTCGCCGTGGTTGCTGTAGTGTGTGTCATGACTGCTTCTTTCAATGAGGGGGAATGCATGGGTGCGAGCGTGGATGTCGCCACTTGGGTTTCGGTGGGATGCGCCGCCGTGTCGGCGGTGTTCGCCGGGGTGACGGTGTGGTGGCCCTGGCATACGAGGCCGGCTCCCGACCTGCGCCATGAGAAGGACGAGTTTTCGGTGACGCGCGAGTCGATGGCGCATCTGTTGGTGACGTGCGGGTTGCAGCGGCCGCGTCTGCTGGTGCGCTGGCGCAACGACGGGGACGGAACCGCATACGCCGTCACCGTCAAAGCGGCGGACGGTTCATGCGCGGTTCGCATGGCCGTGCCGGACACGTCGAAGCCGAGCGGGTTCGATTTCGTGGACAGCGTGGGGAAGATGGAGCCGGGCGAGAGTTTCGAGGCGATCATTCTGCCGACCTCCACGGAAGATGTCGACAAGCCCGTTGTCCTGCTGGACTGGAAAGAGTCACCAACCCGCCTGAGGATGGGTCACGGATCAGAACGAGTCGCGCTTCCGTATCGACTGCCAGGAAAGCGTCCGCTCCTGCGCCAAGAAAGAATACTGGCTCTTCACATGATCCAGACGACCGCTGCGGAGTATGGCTACCCCTACGAGCAATTCGCCTCGCAAATGCTTGGAATCGACCTTGAAGACCTCGACCCTTGGTCGGCTCCTGACTCGAAGAGCAAGACAGAGTCGCCGGACTCCGGGGAATGATCTCGACGCGGCCATCACGGTCGAAGAAGAACACGCTCATGCCGTCACCTCTTCCGGCTGGGTGTTGTCTGTGGGCCACGGGTCAAGGGTGCGACCCATGAGGTAGTCAACACTGGTGTTGAAGAAGTCGGCGAGCGCCTTGTAATCCTTTGCAGAGAAGGATCGGAGGCCGTTCATTTTGTTGGAGAAAACTTGTTCGCTCATACCGATGGCGAGCGCCACGTCTTTCTGAAGGCAATGACGCATCTCGATCAGTCCTGAGATGCGGGACGCTGGGTTATCACCTTCAAGCGTCACTAATCGTTTTTGATTGGCGTTCATGGTTGCTAACCATATCACGCACTAATCGATTTCGAGCGCTCTCGGCGTGTCTTGATTTTGATTCGACATGCTGAGATTCTTGCGCTACTAATCACTTTTGCGTATCATTAAGGGCATGACGGTAACTATGACAGCCCCAAAGGTTGCAGCTAGCCCGCAGGACATAGCGATTTTGAACCTGAATATGCTGATGCAGCTTGAAGGGCGCTACAGAAAAGACCTCGCCGAATACATCGGCAGACGCCCACAGAATCTCTCCCGCATGATGTCAGGAGAGAGCAACTGGGCACTGAATGACATGTGGAAGGCGGCTGAGTTCGTGGGCGTCTCCCTTGACGTCCTGACTGATCCGACTCTCACGCCGGCCAAGGCGCTCAGCATCATCGGCGAGCGCCGTAACGATAACGATGGGAATGGAGGTTTGCCTGTCGTCAACGTTGACGACTTCCGCCTACGTGGCGGGGCGTGGAAGACCCCGGCTATGGTTCTGGCCGCCTGACCGGGCGGCTCGGGATCATAACCCAGAGGTCCAAGGTTCAAATCCATGCCCCGCTACCAATTGACCGCCGTTCCCGGAATCATCCGGGACGGCGGTTTTTTGCATTTGCAGGACTTTTGCCGCCGTCAAATTAACGTCAGTAAGATCGTTAAGCGTTACGCCAAGATAATTCGCAACTTTCACCATGTCGTCAAAGGTCCACGGATAGCCAATCTTGAGCATGCGCGAGAACGACTGCGGAAACTTGCCAAGAATCGCCGCCACATCCTTCTTGGGGATATGACGGACAGAAATAATCATGTTGATGTTCGTTATAGCCACATCGCCGGCCGCCATGCTGGCGGTGCTGGGCATTGTTATTGTTGCTGTCATAGGTTCCATATTAAACACAGTTGTTTAACTTTGCAACACGCCGAGAATTGCCAAACATGCACATTGGACTGTAATACTTAACATGTGAGTTTAGCTAAGAACGTCAGAGTTACAGCAAATGTGCGATACTTACTCCGGCAAAACCGAGTTACGCAGCGCGACCTTGCTGCCGCTCTCGGTATGCATGAGCAGACCTTTTCCAACAAAATGTGCGGCACGCGACCGTTCACCTTGCGCGACTTGACCCGCATTGCTGATTTCTTCGATGTGAGCGTCGATTTCCTTCTTGGTCGTTCTGATTATGCGAAACCGTTGGAGGTGGCGTGATGGCTGGCGTGGAACGTGTGGCGGTGCATGTAAGCCGTCTGGCGCATTGTCCCGCCGTGTTCTTCGTTGAGTTCTCGCGTGCCGGTTCGGTGGGGAACCTCGTTGTTCCTCTGGATCGTTCCGAGGCCGAAGCGTTGCGCGACGAGCTTGGCGAAGCGCTGTCGGGCCGGATTACGGAGGCCCCGGATGTTAGTTGATGGTTTTAATGATCTCCACGGGTTCAGGGCATCCGTCCCAGACGATGGTGAATTTGATGGGGTAATGGGCTTTGCCGTCCCCGTCCTCCACGTGTCCGTCAAAGAACGCGGTGCCGCCTTGTTGACGCTCCTCTCGCAGTTTCGGCAGTCCAATGTTGAAGAAGTGGACGTCGGGCAGCCCCCATGGTTCGCTATCGGTTCTTCCGAGATAGTTGTTCCATGTGTTCGTGTAGGTTCCCTCGACCGCTTCGGCAAACACGGAGATGTTGCGCGCGGGGCCTCCGATGTTGGTAAGGACGAAGCGCGACCCGCTTTCGTCGATGTCGATTCTGAACTTGGGCGGCATGGGTGGCTTGCGAGTTGCCGGCGTTGTTGCTGGAAACATGGCGTCTATTTCGTCATTCGTGATTGGCGTCGCAGGCCCTTCCGCTGGTGTTTCCTTCCGGGACGCTTTGCTAACGAGGCCAATAAGTTTTTTGACGATGAACGCGCCCGCCCCACCGATGATTGTCAATATTGCGCAAATCGCCATGACCCAGTTCGGGTCACCCATGTCGATGTTTTGAAACCAATTCGTAATTCCATTCATGACGTTCAATCTACAACCGGAGGTGTCTCGTGCCGTATCTGAAGCCTGAGTCCACCAGCGACACGTTTGACGTGTTTTGCAGGGTGACCGATGGTGGCAATCCTTATCGTTTCCATGTCCTCGCGGACATCCGTGGGCAGTTGTTGGACGTGGATGGGTTGTCGATGGGTGAGTTGGTGACGGTCAATCGTGAGATTGCCAGGGCCATCAGGGAGGCGAAGCATGCGCGCCATCTGTAGGACCGTGCTGCGTGGCCTGTGCGTCGTGGCTGTGTTGCCGTCGGTGCTGCTGGCGGTTGGTTTGTGCGCGTTCTGGCGGTGGCTGTGGGACGACGATGACGAGAGGAGTCGGTATGGGTACGGCTACTAGGGTCTGCGTGGATAATTACGAGGCCTATCCGGGTATCTTCCGTGTGTCGTTCGACTCCGGTGATGTTCGCGCGGCGGTGGTGCTGACCCGCCCGCAGTTGGAGCAGTTGCGCTCGTGCGTGACTGATTCGTTGGCTCATGACGATGCGGTGCGGCGAAGACGCGGCGGCGATCTGTGACGGCTTGCGCCGTCGATAACCGAATATGCCTTTGACCACGCCGACCGTCGGTTGCGTGCGAGGCGTGATGAAGCACCCGGCCGCGCCTTGCCCAGCGCGTTACAAACACACCACGTGTGGCGTGGTGGTTGAAGCGTCCCTAGCGGGGAGGCGTGCGGGTTGCAGCTAAACGCACGTGTCGTGTTCCCAGGGACGAAAGCGGCACCATCGGCCCCATGCGTGGGGTGGCACGTGCGTTGACCTTCGTCGCGGCCTTGCGCCGCTGACCATATGCGACGGCTTTGGCTCCATGCCGAAATGCTTCACATGTGGGAACCCTTCGGGAAGAACGGGAATCAGGAACCTTCTTGATTCTTGTTTTCCCGCCTTAGGGTTCCCCGCTCTAACCTTCCACCATCCGAAATTCATTGATTCCATCGATTACAGGACTTACCCACTTAACCGCCTACGAGCTGATTGGAGAACATCATGGGTTATGCAGTTGATTACGTGCCGACAAGGGAACGAAGGAAGATTAAGAAGAAGTACCGCCGTGAGCATGTGACCAGCAAGGCGGTCAGGGCTCGGGATATGAGGAACGCGGTTCGGTGGAATCTGCCGACGCTAGAACATGATACGACCGGTACCGCTACTGTCGATCGTTCCATCGTCATCAATCTGCTTCGTTTGGACCGTATCAGCCCGACCGCCGACCCTACCGGGGACCATGCGATGCAGCAACTGGTCAGCGAGGGCATTGTGCTCAAGCCTTTTCGCATCGCCGGTAACTACGTGTTCGACCGCGACGACCTGATCAAGTCGCTGGAGGCGTGGTGCCGATGAACCCGCGCGCGAAACTGACCACTGAACAGGCTGCTATCTATCTTGGCGTCTCCCCCAGGACGATGGAGCGTATGAGGGCCGATAATCGCGGGCCGGAATGGTTTAAGGCGGGCGACGCCATCAACTCCCCGTGCTTGTATGAGCTGGCCGATCTCGACATGTGGGTGCGGGCTAGGAAGCGTGGCAGGTGATGGCGCGCAGGCAGACTATCGACCCGCTTGTGCGGGCCAAGGTGATCGAGACGTGGGGCAACGCTTGTTGGCTCAGGCTGCCGGGGTGCACCGGTGTGGGCGAGGAAGACGACCACATAGTGCCTTACGCGCATGGCGGCATGGACACCGTGGCGAACATACGCCGCGCGTGCAAGCATTGCAACGCCAGCCGCCAGGACCGCGTGCTTTACGGTTATGGGGCGCGCTTGCATATCGTGGTCACGCCGCCCGGTTCCTGCGACCGTGAGGCCGTGGAATGGGTGGAGGCTCACAGGCAGCAAGGCGACCCGGTTGTGTCGTGGCTGGCGTTGGCCCGGGCCATGCGCCTACCGGAGTCGCCCAGCATGGCGCAGCGGCGGGCGGTTGCCATGGCGTGGTCCGCAGCCTATCGCCAGTTCGCCATAACGCAGGAGCCTATTGACGTGTGGATGATCCGCACCACGACAAGCAGCAGGCGCCACCCTAGGATGCTTGACGAGTGGATAAGCCTTGACTACGACGTGCGTGTGATAGATCCCGGCTTCGAGGTGGAGTGGGAGCGGGCTGAGACCGAGCAGGCCAAGCGGTTGGTGCGCCAATGGTACGGCTTGCACATCTCACAGGCTTTGGTGGACGCAAGGCAACGTGAACGCCGGGCCACGCTCGCATGCCTTGGGCTTCGCAGTGATCGCGTCACTGTGGCTTCACGGCCGGAATGGTGAACCTGTTTTTTAAGCGAACGGCCGGCCAAAAGACCCCGCGCCCACTTTTTCACTCTCTCGAACCGGATAAAAAAATTCTGAAAAACGGCGGAATACCAACGAAAACCAGCTATTAAGGAGGTTGGAAAATGCAAATGACCTTGGACGGTTTCAATGATTATTATGGTCCCAACGAGGGCTTGCAGGAACGCGCCACCAAGGAGCTTATCGAGAGTTTCGTGGGCGATAGGCAGCTTGACCCTAACGCCAAGTACGTGTGCAAGACCATGATCAACATTGCCCGCAATTTCGACGCGCTGAACGTCAAAGGACGCGACACGAGCCGTGTCATGGCCCAGCTCTTGGCGTGGTACCAGGAATTGAAAACCGAGTTTCAGTCAAGGCAGGAAATCGACCCCGCTCTTGCCAGTCTGCTGGAAGAGGCACAGGCATGACGCCATTGCGCGGCGGCACCCAGCGAAACCCGGACCGCCGCACCGACGGGCCTATAGTCGCCAAGTTCGCCCGGTTGCTTGGCACGCCTCTGCTGCCATGGCAACGGCTGGTGGCCGACGTGGCTGGTGAAATCGACCCGGACACAGGCACTTACTTCTATGACACGGTGATATTGAGCACACCGCGACAGTGCGGAAAAAGCACGCTTGTGGACGCGGTGGACACGCGCAACTCGCAGTGGGGACCAGATCGTTTCATCTATTATTTGGCGCAGACGGGCAAGGACGCGGGCGACCACTTCAAGAAATATCTGAAAACGCTCGGCAGCTCGCCGCTTGCCGCAATAACCACACGGCCGTATCTCGGCGCGGGCGACTTGCGCCAGCCGTTCGCCAATGGCAGCGTGATAATGCCAAAGAGCGTTACCAAGGTTGCGGGGCACGGCGTCCAAGGCGACAAAATCACGTTGGACGAGGCGTTTTCGTTGTCCGAGGAAACCGGAAACACCATTTTGGATGGCTTCATGCCGACCATGGCGACAAGGCTTAAGGCCACCGGCGTGCAGCCGCAACTATGGATAACCAGCACCGAGGGAACGGCAGAATCGACGTTCTTCAACCGTAGA